AATCAAAAATTATAGAAACGACAAAAAGAAAAAGTAACTCAAACATTAGTAGGAAACATTTATGGAGAATTATAGGTGCTATCATTGGTTGATATGCATGAACCATCTCATTCGTATTATAAATGTAAATGTCTAAGATGTGGAAATGAGAAGATTATTCGTGGTAGTTCTTTAACAACTGGTCATACAACTTCTTGTGGATGTATTCGTTCTATAGGAGAGACAATAATTACAAAGTTATTAGAAGAAAATAATATTTCTTTTATTAAAGAAAAAACTTTTGATAATTGTTTATTGCCAACTGGCGGAAAAGCAAGATTTGATTTCTTTGTTAATAACTAGTATTTAATTGAATATGATGGCGAACAACATTTTCATTCTAATGGCGGTTGGAGTACGATAGAAAACTTAACAAAGGTTCAATTATCTGATAAGTATAAAAATTAGTGGTGTAAAGATAATAATATTTTATTAATTCGTATCCCTTATACTCATTTAAAATAGTTACAAATTGAAGATTTATTGCCAACATCTTCTTTCGCTATATAAATATTAATTATAATAGGTGCCCAAATGCCGTAATTAGCGTGTAAGTTTTGAAAAACTAAGGCTAAGAGCTCTAAGCCGCTCGCTAGGAAGAATGGGTTAAATGGAGTTTGAAGAACAGCCAACGCGCAAACTGAAAGGATAGGTATACGTCCATGTTGCTCGGCGCATTACAAAAGAGGAGCAAAATAATGAGCTTTCAGCTTCCAGTAAACTGAATACAGTGGTTTTCAGGCTGAAAAGTACTCGGTAGAGCTTACGAGTATAAATAAATGTGAGTCCGCTCATAGAAGCGGGTTGCGACGAGCAACCAACGTCCACCTAGGGGACGTAATGATTTCTAGGCCGTGGTGAAAAACGGGAAGGCTAAGGAAAATGGATTGGAAGTCCTGGGCAGCTCTTAGGGTAGCTCCTTAAACTGAAAAACCAAAGCAGTTTCATCTACTGCTCCCGTCACATAGTGTAGCCACTCAGTTGCGGCTGAGTTATCAAACCGCATCATGCTCGGTTGGATTAACGGTTAGATCGGCGGCCCTTCAAGCCACAGACATGAGTTCAACTCTCATACCGAGTACTCTCACCTGAGCAAAAGCGGTGACTAAACCGATGTGCGGTTGACTGACCTTAAAGTCTTTAATGGTCTCGTAGTGTAATTGGTTAACATCTCCCGCTGTCACCGGGAAGATTACGGAATCGTACTCCGTCGAGACCGCCAATAGCCTCCGTGGTCAGCCCGTTAGACCTAAAATGGCGGGGTACTTACCCGGTTAGCTTAACTGGATAGAGCACGCGGCTACGAACCGCGAGACAGGAGTTCAAGTCTTCTACTGGGTATTGTCGCTCCTTGCGCAGTTCAGAGCGACTCATAAATAGTTAACTGGCACCGCTAACATGGATTCGTGGGGACGGTCAACTACCACCGACGTGATGAATCATTATTGAGAACACGGTATGTGGCTTAGTGGAAAGCGGTATATAAAAAAGCAAAGCAACGGTCTCCACCAATATTTGACTTTTACATAAAATTATGATATAATATTTATGTAAAAAGGAAATGCCCGCTTAGCTCAGTCGGTAGAGCAATTGGCTGTTAACCAATGTGTCGGGAGTTCAAGTCTCTCAGCGGGCGCTCTTTTAGGCGAGTTAACTGCAAAATCTTTATAGGATGATTGAAAATGCTATTTGTTTTCATAGAAAGTTCAAATCTTTCACACTTCCTCGCCTAGTATTTTAAATTAAAATGAGGTAATTAACATGAGTGATGCAAGGCTAAAGATTCTTCCTCCTTGGACAATCGTTATTCGTAAGTTTGAGGCTCTATTTGATGGCGATCATCAGATTGCATGTAATTGTAATTTTGGTGGCTCTGCTCCTTCTATTGTATTTGCTTGCAATAATGGTGATAAGGTCGCGGCCCTACTACAGATTCTACCAGAAGAAATTAGTTTCGGTAATATCAAACTAAAGGTTGTGGTAGATGGCACCCCAAGCAATCGTACTTTTACTAGCAAGGTAGAACTATTTGATACTGCTTTCAAGGGCAATCCCGCGTATGCGTATTCTGTTTGCCCCGCGGAAGAAGGGTATCAGTGGATTGGAACTACATATGTTGTATTCAATAATTGCGTAGTTCAGTTCGCGGCGGATAATCTAAATGATTGTCATGGTATTATTAGCACCCTATATGAAACCATTGCTGATGAACTATTGACTGGTCCAGCGACAGAAGGTGTATTTTATAATACCAATGTTGAACGCGCTAATCTTGGCAAGCCCCTTGGAGAGTGGCCGTAATAGGAGAGTTAGATGATAGTTGAATTAACAAATCATTGGTCTGAAATGAGTGGCCAATACGAAATTGAAGGAGTAGAAGAACATAATGATTATTTTCGATTCTACTTCGGCAATGGTAAATGGTCAAAAGAATATAATATACCAACGTATACTTATAGAATTATACAAAAATGAATTGTAATTCTTCTAACATTTTTTGTTAAAACTAATTTATAGACCCGTCAGCAATTTTTCTTTTTTGACTGTTAATCAAAAGGTTATTGGTTCGAGTCCAATCGTATTCTGCGGAATATGTAGCTCAATTGGCAGAGCATTATAAGCGGGTCTAGTTTTCGGGTGGTGGCACAGTAGGTAAGCGCGCGAACCTGATAAGTTCGAGGTCGATGGTTCAAGTCCATCTCACCCGATTACCTGAGCGACGAGTATAACGGTCGTAAAGTTCCCATAGCTACTTGTCCCGACAAGCGGTAGGACCGAAGTTGAGGATTGGAACATTGAAAAGCACTGACAATATGCGTAGACCCGCACTATGGGGCGGCGAGCGAAGTGCCTAGCATAGGCACATTAACTGCAATGTAATTAGGGTAACAGATGAGAATTGTGTTTAATGAGCACGATTCGTTGGATATTATTATATCCACCGACCAGTATGTCGAAATAACTACCATGGGCTGGCTGAGAGGCCCTGGTCCATCTTGGCATGTGGAAGATATCTACACTCATGAGGCCATCGCTTATCCAGCGATACATAAAAGGGAGATCGTCTGGCCACTCGACCGGTAGTGGCAATTCGCACCATTGGTGTAGCGGTAACATCTTTGCCTTCCAAGCAAATGTGGCCAGTTCAAATCTGGTATGGTGCTTTAAAGACGCATCAGCAATTATTCTTTTGCAAAGGGAGCCCGTCAAGTGTTGGTGCAACTCCAACCCACCGCAACATGCGGTGGTCGCTCAATAGTAGAAGCGCGGTTATAAGTGCGTCTTGTTTTATGCCGCTGTGGTGGAATGGCAGACACAGCAGACTTAAAATCTGCTGTCCGTATGGACGTGCCGGTTCAAGTCCGGCCAGCGGCACCAAATGTCCTCGTAACAGAATTGGCATATGTACCGCGCTCAAAACGCGGGTTCTGTGGGTCCGACTCCCACCGAGGATACGTCCAGTTGGCGCAATTGGCAGACGCGCATGGTTTAGGCCCATGTTTTTGAAGGTTCAACTCCTTTACTGGACATTAATATTTGATTTTTCTCTAAAATTATTATATAATAATTATGTAAGAAAGGGGCGAATGGAATGAAATTACTTTTTCTTAATAAAGAAGAAAAGAAAGCATTGATTAAATTATTAGTTCCTTTGGCTACTTCTTCAAAAGGTAATTATGAATTAACAACTATTTTAGAAAAGTTGGATTGGAGAGCTTATGAGTATGCGTTTAAGCATCCTAAAGAAGATAAGCATTTGACTTTTCCTTAAAATTATGTTATAATAAATATGTAATGAAGCCCGCTAGCATAATGGTTAATGCACCGGTCTCTAGTCTAAATTGGAGCCTTATATAGTAATATATAAGTGAAAACGCCGCTAATTCGGTGAAGGCTTAACTGCTAATACCGAGCAAGGATTTTTAATCTGTGTGTAGAGACTTTATACGGCGCATCCTTATAGGATGAAGATAAAGTCCGGACCACGATGCGAAAGCAACGCGCGTGAAGAAAACCGTAACACCTCTGAAGTGGGTTATCTCCGTTCGATCCGGAGGCGGGCCGCCATTTTTAAGCGACCATCACAGCAATATTTTATTTATAACTGAAAATTATAAAATATGGTCGCGTTTTTTCGGGGTATAGCGCAGTTGGTAGCGCGCCGCATTTGGGATGCGGATGCCGCAAGTTCGAGTCTTGCTACTCCGACTTATAAAAAGAAAGGAATCAATATGACAGCGCAAGAAGTAGTTTGGTTTATTAATCACAAATACGGTGAACAGGCGTATATTGTAGAAACAAATGACCAAATCTTACTATTTACGAAAGAATCCAAATGGATAATCAATAAAAATGATTATTCTAAGTTTCATTGCTATACTTTATTTCATTCTAATAATACGCAAGGAAATGGATTCCATGTACAAATGCGCGGCAATCATATTGATTTTTTAGTTTATCAAGCTATCATGCATGATAATAAAGAGATTTTTTCTAATCGTGAAACTTGGGATAACTTCCAAAATGCCTGGGAACTATTTCTTCTCGGACGAAAAATTGAAGCAGAAATTAATGCGTGGGAATGGATGACAAAATAAGATTGGAGCATTAGAATATATGAATGATGAAAAATATATAGATTCTATTTGTATCAATGGTTAGAAATATAAAATTAAAGCGTCATTAATTGAAGCTTATCCTATTAACTGTAAAAATTGTGGCGCGTTGTTTGAATTAAAATATGGGTCTGGACGATGTGATTATTGCGGCACGTATTATACTACTGAGTTTAAAATAGTAGAAAAACCATTCAAGGAGAATTAACCGCGGAAGGTAAAATGAGATGATTGAAGGAGTAGTTATTTTATCAGAATGGACAAGCATGTCCGCACTGGGTTGTCTTATGCTAACTATCGGTTTAACTTTTTTTATTCTATTCGCTTGGATTGCAATGTTCAATAAAGGAGTTATTAGTAACAATTGGTTCTGTGTATTTGTTATTGGGTCTATTATTGGAATTAGCTTAATTGTCGGATCATTTTTTATGCCTAAAGATCATGGGTATAAAATAACTCTAACTGATGATGCTAACTTTTCAGAAATAGTAAAGCATTATGAAATTATTAGTACCGATAACTTGATATTAAAAGTAAAAAAGCGGTGAAGTGGAATGAATGAAACAGGCTTGAAAAAGACTCGAAAGTATTATCGTCTATGCGGAATGTGCGGAAAAAGGTATGAACAGAAACAAATGAAAAGAACGACACATAGTAGAAATGGATGGCTTTGTAAAGATTGCTATGAATCAGATGAATATTTAGATTTTAATACCAATACCGGAGACCCAATTGGATGGGATTCTAATGAGTGGTAAAAAATAAAATGAAATTATATACTTCCTATTGGGCGCAGGTGCGCAATTTTCCAAAAAATCTTATCGGTCTAAATACTACTATTTTCCCGCCAAAATGGCGCCCGCTTGGACAAGACGGCCGCGGCGTATGGGTAATTGATTGCCCGCCATTAAAGCCTGGCGCGGAATGCGATGGACTATGTAATGGGAAATGCGCCCCTAAACATCCACAAGATTGTTCTTTTCTACAAGTATATTCAAATCAATTAGATAAAATTGATTTTAAACTTTTCATGTCTAAATTATTTAGCTTACATGAACGTATCGCACATGATAATGATATAAAAGACTATGATTTCGCATTTATTGTATTTGAAAAATATGACAACCCTTGTAGTGAGCGATGGCCAATACAAGAGTGGTTTAGAAAAAATGGAGCGACAATAGAAGAATGGACCAAAGAGAATATAATAAACAACTAATTGAAAAATATCCATTTCTAATGCCATATAATATATGGACTGGCGAGCCAATCGAAGATTATGATTATGAATATATATGGCTTGATGATATGCCAGACGGCTGGCGCAACGCATTTGGCTTACAAATGTGCGAAGAATTAAAGCAGGCCCTAAACAAGCAGCCATAGGTTTTTGCAGATACCTTTAAAATTATTCAAATTAAAGAAAAGTTTGGCGGTCTACGCTTCTATACTAATTGGACAACACCAGAGATAAATGAAGTAATTAGTAAATATGAAAATATGAGTTATTCAATTTGTATTCGTTGTGGTGCGCCAGCGAAGTGGATTACAAAAGGATGGATTTCTCCTTTCTGTGATAAGTGTAAGCCCGATGAAAATTGCGTAGAAATTGAAAAGTTCTACGAAGAAAATACTTGACTTATAGTAAAAATTATAGTATAATTATTATACAAAGAGGAAAGGAGCCAAGAAAATGCGTAATTACAGTATGAAGTCTAAAAATCGTAGGAATCATCAGCGGTGGCTAAATCAGTATTGTAAAATGGTAAATAAGTATGTCGCGGAAGATCCACTCTGGCTCGGTCGCTTTGTAATGGAACAAGTCAGAACTAGAATGGAATGGTTTGAGGACGGTAGTGGCGGCCTCATGTATTGCGAGCTTCGTTTCCGCGATAAGAAAACCGGAAAGACTAAAATCTGGGATACCGATTGCCTTGAACTAGAATATAAGTCTGGCTTTAAAATGAATGATTTTATTGTTAGTGATTGTGCTGTTTGGGAAAATGAACGCCCATATGAAGAAGTGAGGGATTATAGAAATGTCAAGTGAAGAAAATAACGGACAGATTGAGTTTACTTTTTGGCCCGGCGGCGATAATCCGCATGAGCGACGAACAGAACTAAGCTTTGATATTCCAAGCGATGTCGGTATTGATGAACTATGTGATTGCTTTACTTCGTTCCTTGTCGCACTTGGGTATCATCCAAATACTATTAATAAGTATATTCCCGGGAGCTATTAAGCTCTCTATGGGACATTAGTTCAACGGTTAGAACGGTGGTCTTATAAACCATTAACGATAGTCCGACTCTATCATGTCCTACCACAATAGCGGCTAATCTTTGCGAAGATTAGGAAGGATGAAAACCACTTCCGCCAAACTATTGGCAGCAGCAAACACCTATGCGTAGGTAAAGGCAAATAGTCGCGACGTTGGTAATTAGACCCGAAGCAAGAGGCCGAGTAGTATCCGCAACTCTTCCGCCGCGATTGTGCCCGTTTAACTCAACGGACAGAGTATCTGACTTCTAATCAGAAAATATAGGTTCAATTCCTATAACGGGTATTTAAGTAGAAGGCGCGGCAGTACAGCGCCCCGAGAGGACAAAACCACACAGTATTCTACTTTTTATGCGCCTGTAACATAGTGGTAGTGTTGTAGACTTTTAATCTATAAGCGCGGTTTCGATTACCGCCAGGCGCATTATGAGGTAGCGTTAGAATAGCTAACTAACGAGATAAAGATGCTCCTACATCGGCTCAATTTTATATAATCATAGGAGTGATTAATATGATAGGATATATTTATAAAATTACTAATGATATAAATAATAAGGTTTATATTGGAAAAACTTTAAAATCTATAACAAAGCGATTTGCAGAGCATATTCATGAAAGTACTCGTAAAAGAAGCGAGAAACGACCATTGTACATGGCAATGAATAAATATGGAATTGAACATTTTTTCATAGAATTGATAGAAGAAGTTGATTCTTCCATATTAGAAGAACGTGAAATTTATTGGATTCAACAATACAACAGTTATCATTATGGTTATAATGCTACTTATGGTGGAGATGGCAAAATATTATATGATGATAATATAAGACAAGAAATGATAAATGAATATAAAGATGGACAATTAATAATAGAAATTGCTACTAAATACAATTGTGATGTAAGTATTGTTCATAGTGCAATAGTCTCCGCGGGATTAGACGTAAATAGCAATAAAAATAAACGTCTTATGATTGGCATAAGTGCTTATAAAGATGGAAAATTAATTCAATCATTTGAATCACATAAACTTGCTGGACAATGGCTGTATACTAATGGATATACACAGTCTCAAAATTGGGATAATATATCAGCAACCCTTGGCCGTGCAAGAGATAATCCTAATAGAACTGCTTATGGATTTATATGGAAAACAATAGGGGTATAAGATAATTAGCAGTCGGGGAATCTCCAAAATTCTCAGTTCCTAGGCAGAATAGGATACCCCTGCCAAGCGCGTCCAATTCTCGTCGGCCGGGAGCGGGCCTGCAAAGCCCCTGTTAGTTGGTTCAACTCCAACTGGACGCTTCAATAAAAGGAGAATAAAAATGGGATTATTTAAAAAGAAAACCGAACCGGTTGTTCCCGCGCGAAAATGCCCACATAAGTGGAAAGATTTTGATTGGTATTTAGTAATTAATATACAAAATAATTCATATGGCAAATATGAATACTCTATAAGCATATACGAACCATATGTATGCTTACTTTGTAAAGAGCGCCAAGATAAAGAATTAGAGAATATTAGCGGCTCTACTTATGAAAAGAAAACTTTCTTCAAACAAGTACAAGCTATTAAAGAACAGTATGCCGAACACCTACGCGACCGTGCTGTAATTGAAGACCAAATCCAAGACACACTAATGAATATTGATAGAATGTATTTAGAAATCTGGGAGAAGATTAAAAATGGAGGACTAGAAAATGGTAGAAGCATCAACAACAACAGCAAAGGAAAATCCATCTAACTACACTTCGTATGGTTGGGTTTGCCCTAAATGCGGCGCTGTTATGTCTCCTTGGGCATCATATTGTATAAATTGTCATGGCAATACATTTATGCAGCCATACTGTGCTTGGCACGGTATTATTCCGCCAGCATACGGCCCGACAGTAGTTACAAAAGATAAAGTAGAAATTACATGCTAAATATTTGACTTTAAATAAAAATTATGCTATAATATTTATAGAAAGAAAGAGAAAGGATGATGATTATGCGTAGAACTTCCCGCCGTGTAGTATTTTCTTCCTCTTGGAGTCGCGCTCGTCAGGCCGCTGAGCTTGGTGAGTGGCAGCTTTGAACGCCTCACCCAGATGAACGGGTGCGAAATTGCGGCCAGTCGTTATGTGGCGTTACCGCTGCTTTGCTAAAAGGAGAGCGCTAATACTTTTAGCGGGCAACTGCGAATTTTGGTTAGCTCCGTTCAGTATAAATAAAGAACTAACTTCCTGGAGAGATGTTTGTTATATTTTCAAGTCGCGCACTCCGTCTCGGGACAGATGAGAAATTAAAGCCCCTAGAAAATAGGTCGCGGCGGCTATCCGCGTCGCCAGAGAACAAAAACTAGCCACAATGCATTGGGGTTTCTAATAAACCTCGCTTCGGCGGAAAATTTGCCGCTACGGTGTGCGGTAAACACCGTTTCTTTGGTGCTATACTCAAGTGGTGACGAGGGTAGTTTGCTAAACTACTAGGTTGGAGAAATCTAACGCGAAGGTTCAAATCCTTCTGGCACCGCCATTTTAAATTAAAGGAGAGAATAATATGTATTTTTATACTGTAGTTTATATTGATAGAGATTGTCTTGAACAAACAGAAACCGGCATTGTAAGTGGCAATACATATGGTGAAGCCGCGGACCATGTAGTAGATTTTTATGAAGCAGATAATATCATAAATATTAAATTAGAAGAATGCTATGATAATGTTGTTCCCGCCGAAGAAATCGCCCCTATAGCATAAAGGCCAATGCTCTCGCCTTGTAAGCAAGGGATGATAGTTCGATTCTATCTAGGGGCTCGCACTTAAATACTTCTAATATTTTAATATTAGAAGTATTTTTTTATGGAGATGATATTATGCCAAATGTTACATACACACCGCATCCAAGCTCTAATAAATTTCCTAAATCAATAACAGTACAAGCAGGAAATAGTGACGCGATTTATTTTTATTTAATC